AACGGGCGACAGCTATGTCATGGTGGTGAACGCCACCACTCCAGCACTCAGGATCACGCAGACGGGTACTGGCGATTCCATTCTGGTGGAAGATGCAGCTAACCCCGACAGCAGCCCGTTTGTGGTGACTGCGGCGGGGGATGTTGGGATTGGGACGAGTTCGCCGGCGGTAAAGCTGCACGTTGTTGGCGCAAACGGTAGTGGCGCTGTGCAAATTGGCACAAGTAGTGGTTCAAACCAATATCAATATGTCACTTTTGGTGGCTCCGTTGGGGGTACTGATTACGGTTGGCAAATCGGCCGTAGTTCAAATACTTCTGGGCTTGGCGGCAATGGCGCGTTTTATTTCTACGACATCAAAGCAGATACCACTCGGATGTCTATCGACACCTCCGGCAACCTCGGTCTGGGGGTGACGCCTAGTCCGTGGGGCGGTGCAAAAGCGTTTGAAGCAGGTCTTGTTGGTAACTACTTTATCGGAAGCACTGCTGCGTCATATACATCTATTGGCACAGCATCATATTACAACGGTAGCAATTGGGTTTACGCAAGAAGTACCGCAGCCTCCAAGTATGAATTGCTAAATGACACTCACGCTTGGTACATAGCCCCCTCCGGCACCGCTAACACTACAACCATTACTAACGGTGTTTCTTACACCATTATCACTTCTGGCAATCAGACTGCATTTGGCGCTGCCGACAACAATGTAGGCACTTCGTTTACCGCGACTTCCAGTGGAACCCTGTCCAGCGGAACCGTATCGCAGAACATCTCCTTCACCCAAGCAATGACGCTGGATGCTAGTGGGAATTTGGTGATTGGCGACACCAGTGGAGCTTCTACACTAAACCTTGTACGTGGCGGATCTGACAGCACAGAAATTAAACTAAAACAGACTGGCACCGGAGGTCGGGATTATCGAATTTTATCGTCTGGTAGTGGTTATGGCTCCGCTGGCAATCTAATTTTTTACGATGCAACAGCGTCCGCCGAACGCGCCCGTATCGACAGCAGTGGTAACTTTAACGGGGCAAACACCACAGGAATGTTCAGACTTGCTAATTCTGCGCGGTCTGCCTTGCTGCCAACTTATGCTTTTGTGAACGCCGCAGATGTTGGAATGTATAACCCTGCTGACAACACTTTGGGGTTTGTCACTGCTCAAATCGAACGCGCCCGTATCACCAGCGGTGGGTACTTTAAGGCGAGTAATACGGGGGCGTATCTAGGCAGCACTGGTGGGTATCACGAATTAAGGGCCAATACAGATAACAACAACGCTGCAATTGTTTCTCATAATGGAACGAATGGAACACAGTACGGACTTAGTGTTAGAACTACAGACGACCAAAACGACGCAACTAGAAGTTTTTTGGAATGTTTAGGCGGGGCGACGCTTCGTGCCGCAATTTATACAAATGGCGGTTTGTCAAACTACAGCGCCAACAACGTAAACCTTGCGTCTGATCAACGACTAAAAAAAGATGTTTCTCCGCTGTTTAGCACTTGGGGCAAAGTAAAAGCGATTGAGGTTGTCAACTTCCGATATAAAGACTGCAACGAAGGCGACCCCGCTCTGTTTGGCGTGATTGCACAACAGGTGCAGCCAATCGTTCCTGAGTTGGTCGTAGTTACTCAACAAGCCAAGGATGCGGTAGAAGCCAAGGATGCGGTTCTTGATGCAGACGGTAATGTTGTTGAGCCTGCTGTTGCGGCTAAAGAAGCGACGCCTGAGTATTACGGCATCCGCGAGCAGCCGATGTACTGGCTTGCCATCAAAGCCCTGCAAGAAGCAATGGCCCGTATTGAAACCCTAGAGGCCGAAGTGGCCGCACTCAAAGGTGCTTAATCATGAACTGGAACATCTCCCAGCTTGACTGCAAAGTTTCAGAAGGCGATCTGTCTGACGTTTGCATCGTGGCCCACTGGCAGTGCTCGGACACCGTAGATGGCTACTCAGCGAGCGTCTATGCGACCTGCTCGCTGCCATCGCCTGATCCTGAGTCCTTTACCCCCTACGCCAGCCTGACCCAAGAGCAAGTGCTCGGCTGGATCTGGGCGAATGGGGTTGACAAGGACGCGACCGAAGCCGCAGTATTGCAACAGATCGAAATGCAGAAGAATCCGCCCGTGGTAGCGCCACCGCTGCCGTGGGCTGCGTAATGTTTCAAACCGTACTGGTGCGGTCCACCAGGCACTCGCCAGAGTAATCATGGAAAACACTGAAGTAGTAGCGGAACCAACCGCGCCGGAACAGGTAGCGACGCCCGCGCCTGAACCTGTAGTAGTATCGGCGGAAGAGCAACAAACTACAATCAAGACGTTCACTCAAGAAGAAGTGGACTCGATGATTGGCAAGCGTCTCGCAAGAGAGCGTAGGTCTTGGGAACGTGAGCGTCCGAAGGCGCCAGCAGCGCCCGCAGAACCTGTATCGCAGGATAAGTTTGAGTCGGTCGAAGCGTACGCCGAAGCACTGGCCACGCAGAAAGCCGAGCAGCTTCTCCAGCAACGGGAACTGGAGCGTCAGCAAGCAGCAGTGGTTGAGTCATACCACGAGAAGGAAGAGCAGGCACGGGATAAGTATGACGACTTCGAGCAAGTCGCCTACAACCCAAGTCTGAAAATCTCAACCGTGATGGCTCAAACAATTCAGGCGTCAGAGATCGGCCCCGACATTGCGTATTTTCTCGGGTCCAATCCAAAAGAAGCTGATCGTATCTCGCGTCTATCGCCGTTCTTGCAGGCCAAAGAGATTGGGAAGATTGAGGCCAAAGTGGCCGCCAGTCCGCCCACCAAAAAACCATCCAGCGCTCCGGCGCCTATTCAGCCTGTTGCAGCACGCGCCTCTGGCGCACCGGCTTACGACACCACCGACCCGCGCTCAATCAAAGCAATGAGCACGAGCGACTGGATCGCAGCCGAGCGGCAACGACAGGTCAAGGCGTGGGAAGCGAAACACGGACGTTAATTCAAATTAGGAGTTTTATAGATCATGGCTAACTCAATCCTTACGATTGACATGATCACCCGGAAGGCTCTCGAAATCCTCGAGAACAACCTGGTGATCACCCGGACGGTCAACCGTCAGTACGACGACAGCTTTGCTGTCCAAGGCGCAAAAATCGGTTCCACGCTGCGTATCCGTCTGCCGGACCGCGCACTGGTGACCGACGGTGCTGCGCTGCAAGTTCAAGACGACAACGAGCAGTTCACCACTCTGACTGTTTCGAGCCAAAAGCACATCGGCGTGAACTTCACGACCGCTGAGCTGACCATGCAGCTCGATGACTTCGCAGAGCGTGTGCTGAAGCCTCGTATTAGTCAGCTTGCCTCCAGCATCGACGCTGACGTTGCCAACAGCTTCAAGAGCATCTACCAGTCGGTTGGTACCCCTGGCACCACGCCCGGAACCAGCTTGGTGCTGCTGCAAGGCCAACAGAAGCTGAACGAAGCCGCTGCGGTCATGGCTCCCCGCTATGCCACCGTCAACCCGGCTGCGAACGCTGGCCTCGTCGAAGGCATGAAGGGTCTGTTCAACCCCACCAACACCATCAGCCGTCAGTTCAAGAATGGCCTGATGGGCGAGGGTGTGCTGGGCTTTGAAGAGATCAGCATGTCGCAGTCGATCAAGCAGCACACCACCGGCACCCGCACGGGTTCGCACACGGTGACCAGCGCTGTGACGGCTCAAGGCTCAACCACGATCCTGATCACGGGCACTGGCACGCAGACGATCAAGCAAGGTGACGTGTTCACCGTTGCCAACGTCTACGCTGTCAACCCGCAGACTCGTGAGTCGACCGGCAGCCTGCAACAGTTCGTGGCCACTGCGGACGCAACCGCCACCGGCGGCGCGTACACCGTCAGCGTCAGCCCCGCGATGTACACCTCTGGCCATGCGCTTGCGACGATCGATGCGTTCCCGCAAGCCAGCGCTGTGGTGACCTTCTTGGGTAGCGCCAGCACTCAGTACCCGCAAAACCTGATCTATCACAAAGATGCGATCACGTTTGCGACCGCTGACCTGCTGATGCCGCAAGGCGTAGACATGGCCTCGCGCCAAGTGCATAACGGCATCTCGATGCGTATTGTTCGTCAATACGACATCAACAATGACCGTCTGCCCTGCCGTATTGACGTGCTCTACGGCTTCTCGGTCATCCGTCCGCAAATGGGCGTACGCCTCTGGGGCTAACGTCTAATACGAGGCTAGTAGGGATCTACTAGCCTCGTTTCTATTTAATTTGAAAGGATTAAATCATGGCTCTTCCTAATGGTGCTGGTGGCTATCAAGTCGGTGACGGCAATCTCGACGAAGCCGTCATGGGCGTACAAACCATCCCCGCGACGCTGACGGGCGACACAACTCTGACCGGCGCTCAAATGGCGATCGGTCTGGTTGTTTGCCAGAAAGCTAGCGATGCAACGCTGACGGTTACGCTTGCGACCGCAGCGCAGCTTGACGCCGCGGTCCCGAGTGCTAAAGTTGGCTCGTCGTTTGAACTGACGATCACCAACAATAACAACACGGGCTCGTCGTCGACTGTTCCTGTCACTGCCGGGACTGGCATTACTGTCTACGGTTCGGTCACGGTTCCGCGTTTTGGCGCGCATACCTACCGACTGGTCAAGACTGGTGATGCTGCTTGGTCTGCGTTCCTGAAGTAATAACCGGAGTCGCTAATGGCTAACAACAAGCCTGTAGGTGTTGCGTACTCTGACCCTGCGCTCACAGCGTTCTATCTCAACGCCCCAGTTACTGAAACTGCCAGTTTCACGCTGGGCGATGATGAGAACTATGTGGTGTGTAACGGTTCCGCTGCCAACGTCTCCGTGACGTTGCCTAGCGGCTCTGCTTACATCGGTCGGACCGTGACTATCAAAAACCTGTCTGCAACCTATACGGTGATCTCGGCGTCGACAAACGTCAGACCAGTCAACTCAGCTACCCTCGGCACGGCGATCCTCGCCGCGACCGCAGGTAAGTGGGCGACGCTGGTTTGCGAAGACGGCACCAACTGGGTCATCATGGCTGCTGGCTAACCTGGCGGGGGCTTCGGCCCCCGACTTTTATGCCCATCATCTATCTGCGTCACCCGCGCCACGGCGAAAAGGTTGCCATCTCTGACCTGGAAGCGGAGTATGATGAACAAAACGGCTGGTCGCGCTATACTCCCGGTGAGTCACAGCCCGAGCCAGTGAACGAACTGCGCCCGCGTCGTCGCCGGGAGGCCAAGGATGCAGAGTTACTATGACGTCGTAACGGATTCCGGCAACCGCCCGATTGCGGGTGCGCAGGTATTCGTCTACAACTACGACGGCACGCTTGCTACGCTGTATGGCGATCAGGCTCTGCTCTCAACGACGGTTCTGGCAAGCAACGGCACGCCTTACATCGTTAACCAAGACCTTCTTAGCCCGCAGGCCAATCCAATTGTCACGGGCGCTGACGGCAAGTTTCTGTTCTTTGCGGCCAACGGTGTGTACAGCGTTGTCATCACGGCAGACAACTACGACACCCGCACGCTGGTCGCCACGCTGAACGACCCAACGCCCCCTGCGCCGTCGGTCAGCCCTTACGTCACGTTTGCGCTGTCGTCAGCATCGCCCAACGCTACGGTCAACGTAGTGTCGATGGCGCCTGTAGCGCCAACTGCAAACTCAGACTTGGCGCTGGTGCCTAAAGGCAATGGTGCGCTGCTTGCGCAAGTGCCGACCGGCACAACCGCTGGCGGCAACAAGCGCGGGACGTACGCGGTTGACTTAGTTAGGTTTAGGCTCAACGCTGCAAATGTTGCAAGCGGCG